GGCCTGGCTTGGCACGAACATAGATCATCGCCATGTTGATCTCCTCGATGCTAGCGACCCTCGACAGCAACTAGACGCGCTTCCAATTCTTTTACCGAATTGATCAGTGCGTAGATAAGCGGACCGCTGTCGAGTGTTCGTAAATCCGCTACCTGATTTCCATCGATGTAACCGGTTGCCATCTTGATGCATTCCGGAACATCTTTCTCGGCCTCTTGAGCAATAAGACCAATGAACTCTTGATTTGCTATAGCTGCTTCGTAATGTGGGGAAGTGATATATGGAGCAGAATCGACTCGCATTCCTTCGTCTAATTCAGCTTGATCAACTCTTGTATCGTTACCTTTATAAATGAAACGAACCGGACGTAGATTGATAATCTGTTCAAGACCACTCTTATAATCTCCAACCACATCCTTAATACGAATATCGGATGAATCTACAAACGATCCTCCACCAGGTTTATAAACAGTTGAATTATAGGAAGTCGCAACACCTGTGGATCTTACAATATGCAATCCAGCACCAAGAACACTGCCTGCATCGTCATGTCGATAAAGAGCAAAATCAGAACCAGAATTGCTTCCGGATTCAGCAGCAGTATCTCCGATTCGCATCTGCCAACGTGCAGTAGTCTGACGATATCCAAAAAGTCCAGAATATTCACCCGATGCAGTCTTAGTTAAGTTAAGAGCAGCGAAACTCTTAGAAATCGTAAGGTCGCCGGACATTGTATCGCCGGCTTTAGCCACTTTCAATGCATCGGCAGTATCGACGTATCCTTTAGTAGCAGCACCGAGCGCCACAGTTGGATTGCCAGCTAAGGTCAACAATCCAGTAGCGCGTGCGATACTAAGAGCTGCAATGTTTCCAGAATTATCATCAGTGAAAGCATACAGATAGAAATTCGAACCAGCGTTAGCTCCTGTCTCTGCTGTCGCATCCCCAATCTGCATTGACCAACGATATTTATTGGTCATAAATGTATTGATAAAAGTACCGCTACCACTTGCCGGTTTCACTAACGAAAGAGTTGCTGACGCTTTGGAGATCATAAGATCTCCAGTCATCGTGTCTCCAGCTTTTAAGACACGGGCGACAGCAAGATCGTCGACGTATTTCTTGGTAGCAGCGTGAAGATCGGCAGTCGGAGCAGGAACCGTAAGATTGCCCGACATTGTATCGCCGGACTTTAGAACACGCAACGAGTCACCTGAGGTGAGAGCAGTATTCAACGTCGTATAAATATTATCGGCATATTGCTTGGTAACGATACCTAACGCCGCTGTCGGATCACCAGCAACCGAGAGAAGTCCAGTAGCTCGAGATCCTGCCAATGCTAACTTGTTCGAAGTATTGTCATCGTTGTATGCCCACAGAGCAAGATCTGATCCTGAACTCGCTCCAGATTCCGCAGTCGTATCTCCAAGACGAAGTGACCAACGATAAAATGCACCAGTCTGGGATTGAATTCCAGCGAACGTTCCACCAGCTGGCTTGATAAGATTTATAAGAGGACCAGCTTTTGAAATTGCCAGATCGCCCGTCATAGTGTCGCCAGCTTTGGCGACTTTACCATTCAGAGCAGTCTGTGTAGCAGTCGAAACAGGCTTATCAGCATCAGCTGTATTGTCGACGTTTCCTAAACCGACATCAGCCTTTGTTAAGGTGTACCAGGTAGTCGCAAAATCGGTGGAGCTACTCTTACGAGGAAACTGTCCAACAGTACCTCCAGCGGGAAGTCCAGGACCAGCTGGACCTTGAGACCCTGTTGCTCCTGGATTACCTTGAGGACCCTGCGAGCCTGTTGCACCGGTATTTCCTTGAGGTCCCTGGATACCTTGCGGTCCTTTCAGATTACCTCGAAGTGTCCAAGTCGTAGACACAAGTTCGAAGTAATCGCCGCTCGTGGTATTCAGATACCAGTCACCAGCTATCGCGCCGGAGACCGAGGACGGGTTTGCCGCTCCGGTGTACCAGACTTCGCCTGGCGTGCCGGGATTCCCTTGCGGGCCTTGCGAGCCTGTTGCTCCTGGGTTTCCTTGTGGTCCTTGCGCTCCGGTTGAGCCGGTCGCGCCCGTGTTACCTTGCGGTCCTTGCGCTCCTGTCGCACCTGTATCTCCTTTGACACCTTGAGGTCCCTGTGGACCAATATCACCTTGTGGACCTTGGGCTCCAGTTGCTCCAGGTGTTCCTGGATTACCCTGAGGACCTTGTGCTCCAGTAGATCCAGTGTCTCCTTTCGGACCTTGTGGTCCTGGGACAATTGAATCTGCGCCTGGTGGACCTTGAATACCTTGTGCTCCAGTATCACCCTTTACACCTTGCGGACCAACTTCTCCCTGAGGTCCTTGAGTACCAGTCGCGCCAGGATTACCTTGTGGGCCTTGAGCACCCGTATTACCGGTATCACCTTTTGGACCAGCAGGCCCCTGAGGTCCAGGGACAGTTGAATCTGCACCCGGAGGTCCTTGAGCACCAGCAGGTCCTTGAGAACCTGTATCACCTTTCGGACCCTGCGGACCAGGAACAGTCGAGTCAGCTCCGGGTGGTCCCTGAATACCTTGATTGCCTTGGGGGCCTTGAGCACCAGTTTCACCTTGAGGTCCTGCCGGTCCTTGAGGACCTGGAACAGTTGAGTCAGCACCTGCAGGTCCTTGAGCTCCCTGAGGTCCTTCCGGTCCCTGAGGTCCTGCCGACCCAGTATCGCCCTTGAAACCCTGAGGTCCTTGCGGACCTGCAGGTCCTTGCGGACCTTGTGTTCCAGGGTTTCCTTGAACACCTTGTTCTCCTGTATCTCCTTTTGGTCCGGCGGGACCTGATGGACCTGATGGACCTTGTGGACCCGGAGGTCCTTCTGGACCTGGAGGACCTGGAGGACCTGGAGGACCTGCTGTTCCTCCACCACTTCCACCTTCGCTACCGAGAACTCCATTCTTTAGAAATAGAGGGGCCTGAACTGAGATAGCAGCAGCCTTGCCACGCTTCGCATCAGTTCTACCAATTAACGTCTGACTGTCAACCTCTAACGTCATTGCATCATTATGATTACAGAAAATAGCTTCCTGCAATGGCTTGCCGTCATCTCCTTTCTTTACCTTATTATTGAACCAGATATCAGGGGCAGTCACGCGCAAGGATCCTCTTCAAAACATTCAGGAACACAACATTCTGTTGCAGGGGCACAAAGATTGATTGGGAGATTGGTAATAATCATATCGGGAGGAGCATCGATGCAAGCTTTCCAATTAATCGATGCTGTGAAATTGAATGTCAATGTCACAGCAAGATGATCTGCTTCCGTATCAAGTGTCTTGAAAGCAATCCGTGCATTCCGTGGAGCATCCCAAGTCGCCATATGTGTCAGAAGCTTATCTCGAATCGCTTCGTAATTATAATAACTCCAGAAAGGTGCTTCACTTCCATTAGCACGTCGATACTTCTCTGAAGGTAACCAAAATTCAATTACAAAAGCATCTGTGATTTCAAATTGTTGTTGACGGGACTTCGAACTCTGATCACTTACACTTCGAAGAAACGCCACAACAGCGAGAGGCAGAGTTGGAATGTTCTCTTTCGTTACCGCAGCCTCGGAGACTGCCATCGCTCTTCCACCCAATTCAGGAAACCATTCAGCAATCGCTTCAGCAAGAGCCGGAAGCAATCGCGTCTCTGGTTTCTTGAGAGTGATAGCATCCATTAGATTGCGTGCTCACTTACTACGCCGCTTCCTGTCAACTTACCAGTCCCAGGTGTACCTCGAGACCACCCAACCCATTTTCCGGCACGCTTTGAAGCAGCAGCCATGCCTTCTTTCAAAGCATTATCGGACATCTTACGTCGACGCATCTTGCGTGTACCGTAACGAAGAAACCCAGAATAAGGTGTACGAGTTCCGATAATCACTGCGGTATCGGTCACCTGACTCTCAATTGATCCTCTAAGCACACTCGTTCGAACTGCTGGATATTCACCAGGTGTTGAAGCCGGAGGATAGTCCTTCATCTTCTTGAAGGCTTTCTCCGATTCTTTCGCCACAAGTTGCAGCCAGCGTCTAAATGCTGCCTTATCTCGTGTTGCCCAGAACGGCGCCCATTCCTTGAAACTGATCTCGATCGTCATAGACGTACTTCCATACGTTGTGGATCGAGAACACTATCTGTAGGTTTAGCCAACTCGTTGCTTTCAACAAGATGGCATTCGAGCATCACCCATCGTTGGCCTTCATCAACGAAACCAATAACCTTATACCAGCGAGGAGGACTCTTGAAAAATTCCTCATAGACCCAAGCTGCCGAACTGTAATCAATCTGTAGACCAACTCGAACCCGAATACGGTGCGTTGCTCGATTCGGTAACTCTTTGATTGCAAAACCAGCTTCAGATATAAATGAAGCAAGATGCTGTTGATGATCAATCTTCGCACGAGTCCAGACAACTGCTTCTCGACGTAACTCCATACGATCTGAAGACACCACAACGTCTTTCATCGTGCAGATTGCAACACGATGCTTTAACTCTCTGATTTTAACAGCAGTTGCCATCAGAAAGCCTCAGGATCGAATTGACGCCAAGATTCTAATGCTCCACTAACCAACGCGATATTGTTGGTACCGATCAATGCGCCACCTCGAGCAGACAAGGTGTTACGCATAGCAAGAACTTCATCTCCGGGATGTTCAACTACCCAAGTAACGAATTGAAGAATACCAAGGAGAACTCCAGGAGGAACTTTCTCAGCGCAGGAAAATCCAGCGCGATACATGATCTTAAGACCGTTTGTGGCCTTCGAGCAAGGATTGCAACAATTGCTCAGATCTGGAGTATAGAAATATCGACCTGGAAGTTTAATCTTTCGAGTGTTTGGAGTAACACGAATAGTTTCTGGGAATTGACCATTCCCGTAGATGTAGATAATACCATCACTCGAAGCGAACTTCAATTTGATGATAACATAATCGCGACCGATCCTGGGTTTCGAAATCTCGAGAATCTCGGTAAACACTTTTTGCTTGGTAAGAGTAAGACCGCTGTAGAATTCAGCTGCCTCGACTGCCGCAGCACGATAAAGTTTCAATTGCTCATCAGTCACAGCAGGGGTATCATCCGTCTTTGTATGCTGACGAATGATATCCATACTGAGATAAGAATCCCAGTCAAGAGCTGTCTCTTCCCCTTCTTTAAGGGGATCGACAACTGGCTGTGGTGTTGGGGTGAGAGTATAAGCGGTGCTAGAAATCATCAGCACTTCACCATTCGGATATCGAAACAGTCGATTCGATTGTAACAAGAACAGTCACAATCGATGGCATTCTGCATCACACTGAGACGCCACACTTCGCACATATCCGCAGCCGGAGAAACTCTCAGTGCGAACGAAGCGATGTATTGCCTCTCATTGAGGTGAACACTTGCCTCATCGACCCAGACATGGGGAGTAGGCTTGATCTTGGTCTCGTCAATGCCGACGCCGACCATAACTTCGAAAGTCGTCGATTTGGTATTGGGGAAGGAAGCGGTCACATAAAAACGATCTTCTCCGGTGTAACCAGGAAGAGGGGTATAAGTGAAAGTACCGTCAAGATTGATCACGACAGTACCATGCCACGGACCGTAGAGAGGAGTCCTTTTGAAAGTCACATCCGGTTCAGTGGCAACCGTTTTCAGATCGTCGACCAGATCAGTATTGATCGGGGTAGCAAATCGGACTGGTTCGATCACATTGGGTTGACCGCTATTCGGAGAACAAGTCTCCATCTGCTCGAGCGAGAACGATGGAAGACAATGCAACCGACCGATGGGAACTGCCCACGGTGCATAGTTGATCGTCAACTTGATGGAAGTACCCGGCTTCACACCAACATCCTCACAACAGCAGACATTGCAAGAGTTGGTAGTGAACTGATCGACAGTGTACATCTTCGTCATAGCGGATACCTCCAAGTGAATGGAGTTGACCTGAGAGGGTATGGGGCTCTCAGGTCAACAATAAGAGCTTACGGTGCCGGCGGGCACTGGAAGCACGGCGGCGCGGCAAGGGGCACCGGAGTGACCGGACCGCACGGCGGATTACACTTCAGAAGAACCATCGGAGATCTCCTTAACTGCCACCGCTTGGTTTCAACCACGAGGGTGTAGGAGGAGGCGGTGCAGGCTCCTCTACGGGTTCAGATTGTGGGGGTGCTTGAGGAGGGGCGGCTACAGGGGCCGAACCCTGGGGAACGGGGGCAGCATAGCCCGAGCGCAGCAAGTAGTCAGCAACTCCAGTATCGAGTTCAATTTCCATCGTATCGATCTCCCATGTAATCCGCACAATGGGGACCAGAAATGATGGTCGATACTCGAACCATTGGGTGTCTTTGTCTTGCCCGCTGACGCGGAGCATACGAATTGTTACAGTTTCACTGTCGTCGGCCATTCGATCAGTCTCCGTTTGAAACGATTCCATCCCGACGTAGTAGCCATATCCAAAGAAATATCTACTTCTGCAATCTTGTCGTCTTTAGTATCAACCTCTTGAACAACAACAATCTGTCCTTCTATATCAGAAATAAAATCGATTTTATGCTCTGGACGCTTCTCAACTAATCTTATGCTCAATGGAGAGAGCATGGTAGGACGATCATTCAAAGAAACTGCATCAGGCATCTGAACGTAGGGAGAGAAACAATTATCTCCTCTAGATCTCGCCCAGATGTAGAGACGTGCGAGATTCGAATCCAGTGGAAGTGCAGCCTTGACGACAATCTTATCGCCAGGCCGCACTCTCACCGCTTTGGTAGCAGTTCGCCTCAACGAGGCC